TCACTCGTCCCCCTCGGGCAGGTAGTAGCCCGCCTCGTTCATGCGGGAGACCAGATCGTTGCAGTCCAGGCCGCCGACGTTGTTGGACTCGATGACGAAGTCGTCGATGATGGCGATGAGCGGCGCAAGGATGGACGCCTCGAAGTCGTCGATGGACTTCTTCGCCTCATCGCGGGTACTGCCTGCCACGGTCATCTCGCCGAAGATGTGGGACCGCAGATCGAAGTACTTCTCGCTGTACTTCTCGCTCACGCTTGCTTCCCTCTCCTTGTAGTGCGCGCTGATCTGTTCGGCCAGAATGGCCAGGTTGTGGTGGATCACGGCTAGCCGCCCAGGAGCGTCACGAGAGTCTCCGGACGTTCAGCTCGGTCAGCAGCTCCGGGTTTACGGCCTGGAGGATCCGGCGGATGTGGTCCGGGTGGGCATGCGGCCACAGGACGTCGCGCGCCTTGTAGTACTTGGCCCGCAGCCGTACAGCGGTCTCCGGCGGCAGCTTCTCCAGCCGGTCGGTCCGGGAGTTGTGTGCGTTGTCGGAGATCTTCACCAGGACGGCCGCCGGGTTCTTGGCGATCGAGAGCAGCTTGTCCGCGTAGGGGACACCGGGCTGGTTGGTGACAGCCTCGACAACGGCGACGATCCGGGACGACGTACCGGCTTCGAGAAGATCCTGCGCCGTCAGCTCGGTGTCTTCCAGCAGGTCGTGGAAGAGGCCCGCGATGATGAAGTCGTCACCGAACGAGGCCAGACCCGAGGCGACCATGCGGACGTGGCCGATGTAGGGGACGCCCAGCTTGTCGGTCTGGAGGGCATGGGCGACCGCCGCGTAGGCATGGGCCCGGGGGACGTCCATCCTCACCGGGCACGCTCCGCCTCGTCGAGGATGTACCCCAGCAGCCGGGCGGAGAGGGTCTCACCACCGGCGCGCCCCTCCTCGGACAGCCAGCAGTCGCTGTACTCCTGCATCGTGAAGTCGCCGCCCTTCCACCCCTCGTAGGTGGTTCCGACGGCACCCTTCGCGGCTTCCAGCATCTCGCGGACGGTGACGTTCTGCGCGGGCTCGAAGGCCAGCTCGTGGTAGTAGCCCCGGTAGGAGTGGGGGTGGTTGAAGCCGTTCGGGACGACCATGTCCGGGTCGGCCGCTTCCAGCATCTTGATCAGGTCACCCAGTTCCATCGCTCTCTCCTTCTTCTCTTGCGCAGGGGCAGGCGCAGAGCCCCTCGGGGGCGGGCTGCCCCGCTTCCTGCGCGGCTTCGATTTCTTCGGAGTCGGCCCAGATGTGGGCCTGGGGCGGTTCGTAGCACTGGCCGAACTTGCAGGCCCAGCACGTGGCGTAGCAGATGATGACGCTCATTCGAGCACCTCCTCGACGACGAAGCTGATGATCAGCTCCTCGTCGCCGACCTTGATCTGCATGGCATCGTCGGGGAGCGGACGGGAATCGTCCTCGCTCACCCTGACGTGGGTACGGTAGGCGAGTTCTGCGGTCGTGAGAGCCGAACGCAGATCTCCCAGCATGGCGCCCCACGGCTCACGGGCCGGAACGATCCACTCGTGACGGCGGCTGACCACGGTACGGCGGGACCAGGTGGCCATCAGGCAGGGCTCCATTCGGTGTCGTAGTCGGGGTGATCCTGGTACGGCGCCGCGAGGTCGCGAACGGTGAAGCACGGGGCGACGATCCGCCGCCACTCGCCCTCGTGGTGCGCGGCGCAGACGTGACACCGGCCATCGATCGGCCGGTGCTCGTCCAGGGTCCGCCGCTTGGCGGCCACATCGGCCAGAATGCGGGCTGGATGGAAGCGGACCATGAAGGCGCCGACCTCGCGCTCGACCTCCTCCACCTCATGGATGGCGAACTGCGGAAGGGCGACGTGCCTGCCGATGGCGCCGCCCCGGACGGGCCACTCTTCACGGCTCCGCAGGGAGACGCGGACTTCGTCGCCGCCGACGAACTCCTCGTCTCTGTCGAGGACGGCGTCCTCGTCCTGAAGTGTCGACCAGAACCAGTGCACACCGGCCACCGGGTAGTCCGCGTAGCCGTGCTTCCTGCTGGCCTGCGAGGCGAAGCGCGCGTCCTCGTCCAGACGCTCCCGGACGAACTTGTAGATGTCCACGCTCACAGCACCTCCCCGCCGACCGTGGGCGGCTCGATGTGGTCGTCCGGCTCACAGTCGAATCCGTGGTCCGGGCACCCCTTGAGGTGGATGACGCGGGTCATGGCCCGAAGGGCCCAGCGCTGGGTGTAGTCGCAGTCGGTCTCGGGACAGGCCCAGCCCTCCTCCGTCGCCGTCAGGATCCGGTGGCCGTCATGGTCCCGGCCGCAGGTGAACGGATGGAACTTCACGTTGCCCTGGTGGATGTTGAGGAGCTTGACCTGCTCCGCCGTCCACGGCGCGTGCAGGATCATCGGGTCGGCCTCGTCGCGGCAGTTCGCGCAGAGGTCTTCCCCGTCCTGGCACAGCCAGCCGAAGGTGCCGACCGCGTAGGTACGGACGACCCCGAGACGCTCGGCCTTGGTCATGCCCTCGTGGACGATGAAGTCGCCTTCGACGACGATCTCGCACTCGTCACAGAACACGCCGAGGTGCGAGGGGTAGGGCTCGACGTCGTCGGGCAGGTTGTGCTGCTGCTTGTACATGCCCAGCATCTCGTTCAGGCTGAACGGATTACTCATCGGATCCTCCGAGGACGGCCAGAGCCAGCTCCAGGGCGGACTCGTACGAGCAGGTGTCGGACTTGCAGGAGTAGTGCGCCTCGTCACCGTTCCAGGTGGAGGCCTCGACCCTCAGCCAGTTCGCGGTGGCACGCGCCACCCTGTGGTCCATCAGCGCGATGAAGGCGCCGTACTCGGGCGTCTCGGCGTCGGCGATGTAGCGGACCGAGAAGGCCTCCTTGAAGCTGCCCGCCCTGCCCTGTGCGACGATGCACGGGCACTCGCGCTCCGTGCACTCTTCGGCATGCCAGGGGCGCATGTCCGTGGACGTCTCCCCCATGGCGGCCAGGGCGGTCTCGATCCGGTGTGCGGCCTTCAGCAGAAGGTCAGGCCTTGGCGCCACGGAGCTTCACCCCTTCCTTGATGCACCGGGCGCACGTGATCTTCGTGTTGTCCGGCAGCCAGTTGTTCTGCGCCTCGGCGGTCAGGAAGATCGCGCAGGTGGTGAAGTATCCGATGCCGTCGTCCATGGCCCGGACCTTGTGCACCACGCGTCCTCCGTGCAGCCGCACTCTCTTCTTCATCGGTCCGCCTCTCCCGAGCAGGCGATCCAGCGCCCGCCCAGTACTCTCCATCCACGGCCCGCGCACCAGTTGCACGGCCTGCCTTCACGGTGCTGCGGACAGAACATCCGCGTGTTGGTCTCTTCGGCGCAGCCTCCACAGGGAGACTCCAGCGGATCGACGGTGGCATACCGTGCGCTTCCGCTCTTGTTCCGGTCTTCCATCAGTCCCCCTCCTCGTCGCTTTGCCGGGGCCAGCGTTTGCGGCAGGCCGTCCTGGCGGTACAGAACCACATCCCGTGGCTGTGGTCGGGGAATTCCAGCAGGCTGAAGCCCCGCTTCCCGATCCGGTCGCACTGCTGGCAGCACTTGACCAGGACGGGAGAGGCCTTCGAGCCGGTGGTGAAGCCGACGATTCCCCGGGTGCGCATCCTGGCGATCAGGTCCCTGGCCTCGGCGAAGGAGATGTCGAGGCTGCGCTGAAGAGTGGAGATGCCTCCGTGCTGCGCCTTGATCACAAAGCGGACGGCGCACCGGAACAGTTCGTCGTCCGTGTCGTAGAGGTACTGCTTCATGTCTTCTCCTCGGGGCCGGGGGCCGGTGGAGCCCCCGGCCGGTTCACCACTGGCCGTCGTCGAGGAAGCGGGGACCGCTCTCGGTGAGCTGGATCCCGCCGCCCGGACCTTCCAGCGGACAGGTGGTGTCTTCGCGCATCGGGTCGTTCTCGTCGCCGTTGCACTTGGCCTTGTCGCGGTGCTCCATCAGGAGAACCAGCGACCGGTAGCCGCGCGCGTTGACGCTGACGCCGTGGCGGTCGACGGCGCGGATCCAGTCGGGTCCGGTCTCCTCGATCCGTACACAGTCGTAGTGGTCGCGGCCGAACACGCCACACGAGAAGTTGTGCAGCACATCGCCGACCGCGAGGGGCCGGTGCTCCTGCTCCATCAGTCCTCCACCAGGTGGTCGTAGTCGCGCCGGATCAGCTCGGTCCAGATGTCGCTGATGGTGCTTCGCACGATCTGGTCCTCGATCGCGTTGCCGGTCTCGATGCCCAGCGCCAGGTCGCACTCCATCCCCCGGATCGCATCGGCGACCGAGTGTGCGGCCCTGGTCTTCAGCTCGGCCAGCCGGGCCGGGTCGACCATCGCCTCGACGTGCCTCACTTCTTCTCCTCCACCGGGTACCAGCCGCCGCGCTTCGCGTCGAAGACGGTGACGTCCTTCGGGTTGTCGTCGGCGGATCCGGTCTTGGGGCGGATGTCGAACTTCTTGGCGTTGTCGCGCAGACTCACCGGTTCCAGTCCTCTCGCTTGAAGCCGTAGGGCTCGGGTCGTACGTACATCCCCTGGAGCATGTAGACCGCCATCTGGCGGGTCTCGAAGTTCCCGCCGCCGGTGTGGGGGTCGAGGGACATCAGGCCGTTGGGGACGACCCAGGTGTAGCCCTCGCCGATCTTCCCGGTCCAGCCGATCTCCTGGCCGTTGTCCAGGTGCGCGATCTGCACCTCGGTCATGTCGGGGTGGAAGTTCACAGCTCGTCGCGCTCCTTGAGGATGTCGATGATCTCGTTCATGTAGCCGTGGATGGCATCCCGCGTCTTGACGTCAAGGCCGGGAAGCGCCTTGTTGTAGGTGACCAGCTTCTGCTTCAGCTCCTTGGAGCTGAACTTCAGGTAGCAGTCACGCATCAGATCCTGGGCGCCGGTCATCAGTTGCAGGGGTAGGTCGCCGCGTTGCCGGTGTACGCCTTCTTGACGTAGCCCGCGTACAGCGCACCCCAGCCGCCGGACGCGCCGTCCTCGGCCTTGTCGAGCTGGTAGACATTGATCAGGCCCGAGCCCTTGGGGCCGCAGTCCGTGAAGATGAACCGCTGGCCCTCGCCGATGCCGGACCCGAGGTCGTTGCCCTTCTCGTCGCGGAAGACGAGGCCGCCGGTACCGGCCGCTGCCGTGCCGATGATCTGGGTGGGCCGGGTCTCCTGGGTGCCGTCCTCGCACTTCCTGACGGTGACGGGCCCGTCCTGCCGCATCTCGATGACCGTCTTGCAGGTGTCCTGCATGGCCGGTACGGCGACGACGACGGTGCCTCCGAGGAGAGCGCTCACGACGGCTGCTCCGGTGACAAGCTCCATGACTCTTTCTCCTTTTCGCGAATTCTCACTGCTTGGCCATCATCCACCATGACGGGGCCGGAACGCAACCCCGTCATGGTGAAGCGGCCTCAGTGACGTGCCCCCTTGCCGCCCCGGCCCGAGTACCAGGGGAGGGCCAGCCCGTCATCCTTGGCCCTCGGAACCAGATGAACATGCAGGTGGAAGACCGATTGCGTGGCTTCCGCCCCACGGGAGGTGATGACATTCATCGGCCGGGGCGACCACTGCATGAGCTGCGCCGCCCGGCGCGAGACGGCCGCGTAGACCTCGGGATCGGCCGCGAAGTCGGGGACGTGGACCTTCGGTACCACCAGGACATGCCCCTCGGTCACCGGGTTGAGCGGCGTGAAGGCCACCACGTCGGGCCAGTAGTCCGGGTCGACCACCCACTCGGCCGGGGCATGACCCGTGACGATCCGGCAGAACACGCAGTCCTTCACGGCTGCTCCCTCCTCTTCACCGTGCGGCGCGGAACCGTACCGTCTTCGAGCGCCTCACGCAGACGGCGCACCGCCCGCTCGGCCATGGGCCTCTTCAGCTTCTCGTCGTAGGAGCGGGAGTCCTCGTACAGCCCCAGCTCCTCCGTGGCGCGGACCATCGCGGTGAACGAGGCTTCGCGGGGATCGATCGCGTCGACCATGGCCTGCACGGCAGCGCGGGCGATCTCCTCCACATGAATCGTGCCGAGGTCCCGCCCGAGCAGATGCAGGGCGCGGTCGCCGATCTCCTCGGCCACGGCACGGATCACCGCATCCTGGAAGAGCAGCTCGTTCTCCGCCTTCACCACCGCGTCCGCGTAGGCGAACCAGACGCTGCGGATGTGCTCCATGCAGGTCTCGTCCGACAGGAACGCCTTCGATCCGGCGCTTCCCGCCAGTGCCTCGGCGTAGACCTGGCGCCGGTCGGTCACCTTCTCTTCCATGCGCGGGGCTCCATCCTTTCCTCTTCGGGCGGCACGACGATCTCCTTGCCGTGCACCGTGTGGCCGATGACCATGCCTGTCGGCATGTGGGGGTTTCCGTGGTTGTGTGCGCCGCAGCCGTAGCAGGGGTCGATCCGGTGGCGCCCGTGGACGCACCGGTCCAGGTCGGAGACGAGGGCACGCCAGGAGGTCACCTCGGCACGCAGTTCCGCTATCTCCCTGCGGGCCTCTTCCAGCTCGCGCCGGGCTTCGCTCTCCTCGTCGAGGAAGACGATCCGGGTGGCCCCGCCATGACCGTGGATAGCCTGGACAGCCTCGATACCGTCAGGGTGGGGGGTCGTGGTGGGCCACCGGCCGAGGAAGTGGACAGCGGCTTCACCGTCGCTGAAGATCACTCCGTCGGCCACATGGCCGGTTCCTGAAACGTCCGACACGTCCACGTCTCTGATCAGACGGAAGTGTCTGGGCAGTGTGCCCATGTCGCACCCTCTCGTGTGATGTGGATCAACCGGTGAGGATCTGACGATCGCCCACCGGTTTTGGCCAGCATACAGACAAGGAAAGCTACATGAATCTGAACGTGCCCAACGTGTCTTTCTCGATGCTGCGAGACGAAAACTGCGAAGGCCAGGCATGCGGTGAGTGCCATACGTGCCGCCGTGCGGCGTCCCTGGCGATCGTCTCGTACGTGCTGCGCAAGAGGTTCGAGGAGAGGGGCCGGACGTACGAGAACTCGGGCGCCGAGGAGCGTCAGTACATCCACACCACGATCTTGAAGATGCTGGACGTCGCTGGCCTGAGCAGCGAAAAGAGGTTCATTACGCTGGATGAGATCAAGCGGTCCGAGTGGGGTTACGCCATGCGCCAGCGTCAGCTCAGGAAGGAAGGGCCGCACTCTCCAGAAGACACTCGATGACCTCTTCCACGTCCAGGCGGTCCATCGCCCGGGTCGATCCGCACTCCAGCAGTTTTTGCTGGCACCTTTCCAGATCGAGCCAGCCGGTTTTCACCAGAAGGCCCAGCAGCATCACCGCTTCGAGGACCGTTTTCTTGTCGGTCTCTGGATCACCGAGGATCCGGGCGATACGGACGGCCTTCGTGCGCGCCAGTGATTGAGCAGCGGGGTGGCGTGGGCAGGAAACCTCGTGGGTCACGAGCCATTTGTTCCTGACCCTCGCCATATCGCCTTCGCCAGAAGGAACTGGAACCTGGCAGACGGAGCAGTTCTGCGGGTACTTGTTCTTCATGAGCAGATGATGCCAGGAAGGGAGCCAGGACCAACCGTGCACACGCAATTCATCGCCCCGGCAGGGAGCCTCGTTAGGGTGTTCGTATGAGCACACCACTGAGCGCCAGCGCATTCATAGCCGCCCTGCGGCAGGAAGGGCTGCGGGTCGTCGAGGTCGGCGAATGGTCCACCCACAACCGCAACCACAAGGGACCGTGGGGTCCCGTCCACGGCGTCATGATGCACCACACCGTGACCGAGGGCACCGCGTCCTCCGTGCGGATCTGCCGGGACGGACACAGCTCGCTGCCCGGACCGCTCTGTCACGGCGTCGTCGACAAGGACGGCACCGTCTACCTCGTCGGGTACGGCCGGTGCAACCACGCCGGTCTCGGCGACCCCGACGTCCTGAAGGCCGTCATCTCGGAAGAGCCGCTGCCCGCCGACAACGAGGCGACCGCCGACGGCAACCGCTCCTTCTACGGGTTCGAGTGCGTGAACATGGGCGACGCCAACGACCCGTGGCCTGCCGCCCAGGTCGAGGCGATGGAGAAGATCGGTGCCGCCCTGTGCCGTGCGCACAAGTGGACCGCCCGCTCCGTCATCGCGCACAAGGAGTGGCAGCCCGGCAAGCCCGACCCGTCCGGGCCCGGGATGCCCGACATGAACACCTTCCGCGCGAAGGTGTCCTCGCTGCTCGGCACGAAGAAGCCGGTCCCCCCGCCGCCACCGAAGAAGCCGGTCGTCGATCTGTCCCGGCTGGTGGCCGCAGCCAAGACCGACCCGGGCCGCAGCGGCACCCCGGTCAGCTACTCCGGAGTCCGCACGGTCGAGGTGGCCCTGGTGGACGAAGGGCTCCTCGCCAAGAAGCGTCTCGACGGTCACTACGGATCCGACACCAAGCTCGCCATGACCCTGTGGCAGGAGAAGTGCGGCTACCGGGGACGGGAGCCCGGCGGAGCCGCTGACGGAATTCCCGGGTGGGACAGCCTGAACCGGCTGGCCAAGAAGCACGGATTCGACGTCATCCGCTGACCTGGAAAGGGCTGCGGAAACTGGTGTACCGTTTCCGTATAACTACCCCGGCGCCCGGCAACGCGCCACGGCAACTCAGCCGAACGCGAGGAAACCCCTCTGCTCACCCGCCGGGCGCCGTATCCATTTCCACGGCAACGCTGGAAATCCGCAGGTCAGAAGTTTCCATGACCCGGATGACGGCGTTGCCGTTTCTGTTGCCTGATCATGGAGCACAAGGAAATGCTCGTTCGGTGAAGGGGTGGTTGAGCCATGAGTAGAGCGGACAGGGAGGTCGCATCCTCTGTCGCGGAGGCTCTGCGAAGCCAGGCGCAGCAGGCCGGATGGGCACAGGATCCCGTCAAGTGGGCCAACGATGTTCTCGGCGTACACCTGTGGAGCAAGCAGAAAGAGATCTCCGAGTCGGTCTCCAGCAACAAGCGAACTGTCGTGGCGTCCTGCCACGGCACCGGCAAGGCGCTCGACGTCGAGACGCCGATCCCCACGCCGGACGGTCCGGTCCGCATGGGCGATCTGGTCGTGGGCTCGAAGGTCTACGGATCCGACGGCTCCATCGTCAGCGTGGTGGCCACCACGGGCGTCCACCGGTCCGACCGGTACCGGCTGACCCTCATGGCGAACGGCACCGAGACGGAGATCATCGCGTCGGGCAACCACCTCTGGCCGGTCATGACCGGGCGGGGCCGGGCGCGGGCCGAAGTGCCCACCACCCGGATCAACCTGCCCGGCCCGCACTACGGCGCGTGGCACCACCTGGCGTCCAATCTCGACACGCGCACCTTGAACGCGATGATGCACCAGAACCACCGGCTGGTGATCCCCGGCCGCGTGCCGGTCCTGCGGCCCGATGCCGTGCCGTGGCAGGTGGAGAACTGGATCACCGACATCCTCCGCAAGCGAGGTGTGTGCGACGAGGGCGGAAGGCCCGCGATCCGCTGGGTGACGCACGGATCGAATCCCCCGGGCGAACTGGTGAAGGTCCGCCAGAGTCTGCGCGAGGCGCACATCCCGACCCTGCTGCACCGGCGCAGGCACAACGCCTCGGTGACGTGGACCCTGGCGCTGTGCTCGATGGACGCGATCGAGTTCCTGCCGGACCAGAACGAGCGGGCCCTGGCACTGAACGCCGCCATCGACCGGCAGTGGGCCAGCTACGACCCGGGCCCCGAAGGCTGGGAGATCACTTCGATCACCCGCATGGGAGACGGCGACGTCCAGTGCATCCAGGTCGACTCGCCGGACCATCTGTACCTGTGCACCGAAGAGGGGATCCCGACCCACAACTCGATGATCGCCTCGGTGCTGGCTTGCTGGTGGGTCAACACCCGGCCGCCGGGTGATGCCATCGTCGTGAGCACCGCGCCCACGTACGCCCAGGTCAACAAGATCCTCTGGGAGGAGATCAGGAAGCACCACGCCACGGCGCAGCAGCGGGGCTTCCCCATGATCGGCCGGGTCACCCAGGGAGACGAGTGGAAGACGGACGCGGGTCAGGTCGTCGCCTTCGGACGCAAGCCCGCCACCGGTGACCGGCACGCCTTCCACGGTATCCACCGACGGTACGTACTCGTCGTCATCGACGAGGCCTGCGGTGTGCCGGAGGAGATCTGGACGGGCGTCGAGGCGATCACCACCACCGAGGGCTGCCGCATCCTCGCCATCGGGAACCCGGACGACCGCAACACCGAGTTCGGCAAGGTCTACCTGAAGCCCGAGATGGCGCACATGTGGCACCGGATCTCGGTTCCCGCCCACTCCACTCCGAACTTCACGGGCGAGCCGGTGCCCGATCTTCTGAAGGACGTTCTCGTCTCGAAGAAGTGGTGCGAGGAGCGGCTTCAGGCCTGGGGCAACAAGGACCCCCGGTATATCGCCAAGGTTATGGCCGAGTTTCCCGACGTATCGAAGTCCTCGCTCTTCGCGCCGTCGCTGGTTTCCCAGGCTTTCGAGGACGTTACTCCGCAGATGCGCGGTGGGGTGCTCCGGCTCGGTGTTGACGTCGCCCGATTCGGTTCGGACTCCAACGTGGTCGTGTCGTACGCCGGACGGACCGCGAAGGTGGAGTCCACGTGGTCCGGCACGGACACCACGTCCTCGGCACATCAGGTGCTGCATCTGGCCGAGGAGATCAAGGACCGGACGAAGTCCTCGTGGGTCGAGATCCGGGTCGACGCCGTCGGTCTGGGCGCCGGTGTCGTCGACACGCTCAACGCCCGCCTGGCGCTCCTTCCGGAGCCCTGGTACTCGGTGTACGAGATGCACGGTTCCGCAGCCGCACCGACCGACCTGGGCGGTTCTGTGCACGGCTACGGCAACGCGCGTGCGTACTGGTTCGACCAGCTCCGCCAGATGATGCGCAACGGCTCGGTGAAGGTGGAGGACCACGAGGCCCTGAAGGACGACCTGGCGATCATCTTCTACTCGATCCGGAACGGGAAGCTGTACATCGCGCCGAAGGAGGAGATGCGCCAGAAGCACGGACGCTCCCCCGACTTCGCCGATGCCCTGGCCTACGCGACAGCCCCTGTGGCCTCGGGCCCGAGGATCGGCGACACCTACTCGGAGACGGCGGAGGACTTCGCCCGGGACCTCGACGACTACGTGGACGACGACCTGAGCATCGCCCCGTTCTAGCAACACAGCGCCGGTCACGAGTCAAGCGACGCCACGAAATTCGCTGAATATCTCACTCGTGTGACTGATCATGGAACCCTGGTACAGGAGCCTCAGGAGTGAGGCTCCTCACCGGACCGCCGCAAGCGGAACGGTGGCTAGCAAAACGAGGTGTCCCCATGTCTCAGCACAGCAAGACGTCCATGCTCACCGACCGGAGGTTCTGGGTCGCCACGGCGGAACGGTCCGTCTTCACCGGCGCCCAGGCCATCCTGGCCCAGCTCGTGGTCTTCTCCGCGACCGACATCACCGACAGCGGTCTCGGCGTACTCCCCTGGTCCACCATGGGTTCCGTCGCCGTCTTCGCCGTCCTCGTCTCGGTCGTCACGTCCGTCGCCAAGCTCGGCATCGGAAACGAGGGTCCCGGCATCGTGGAGTGCCTGCCGAGAAGAAGTGCCCGCCGGAGAACCACGACAGCATCGACGGAACCCCCGGAGATGAAGCCCCCAAGTCCCCTCTGACCAAGAACTGAATCCGCAGGTCGTATCAATAACCCCGGAGTAAGAGCAGGATTATTCTGAGGTTATGGACTACGACGGCATGAACCTCGAAGAGCTGTCCCTCAAGCAGGTCAGGGCGCTCGTCGACACGCTGGAAGCACGTAACGAGGAACTCACCGGTCTCGTCTCGGAAGAGATGATCCAGGAGGCCGGTGAGTTCTCCACCGCCCAGCTCGCACTCGAAGACATCGGCTGGCGCCCCCTCGCGGGCGTCGCCGACTCGTCCAACTCCTTCACGCTCGACGGGCTGCACCGCGCCTCGGAACTGTGCCGCGCCGTCGCCACCGTGAACCCTCTGGTCGAGCGAGGCCTGAAGGTCCGCACCGGCTACATCTGGGGATCCGGTGTGAGCGTCGTCGCCAAGGAGTTCATCTCCGGCGGACCAGGCCGCCCTCGCAGTGTGAACGTCGAGCCCACTCTTCCCCCGGGCCTCGACGACGTCCTGACGGGCTCCCTCGCCCAGATGGAGATCGAGATGACGGCGGCCACCGACGGCAACCTCTTCTTCCTGGTCGACAAGAAGAACAAGACCGTCCAGCGCGTACCGTTCGAGGAGATCACCGAGGCGGTGTCGCAGCGCGGAAACCGCGAGCGCATCCTCTACCTGCGGCGCACCTGGAACGACTGGGATCTCGAACTCGACTCCGGCGCCGGAGTGGAGGACCAGCCGGTCACCGATCCCGACTTCTCCCGGGGAAGCCGGTCGTGGTCCAACATGAACCGCGACGGAAGCCAGAACGTGGCTTTCCGCAACACGGCCGTCTGGTACCCGACGAGCAGCCTCGTCGAGCAGAACGACCGCAAGCGGGTCCGCACCCGTATCGACGGTGACCCCGTCGACCACAGCAAGGTCATGGTGCACATCGCCTTCAACCGGCTCGTCGGCTGGAGATGGGGAATTCCCGATGTGCTCCCCGCCGTGTGGTGGACCAAGGCGTACAAGGAGTACCTGGAGAACTGCGCCACCCTGACCAAGGCCTACGCCCGCTTCGCCTGGAAGGTGACGAGCGAGAAGTCGCGCGGTGTGCGCCGGACCGCAGCACAGCTCGCACAGGCGCCGCGCACCGACCCGACCACCGGCCAGCCCCTGGCGGTCGGAGGTTCCGCCGTCCTGGGAGCCGGGCAGGATCTGACGGCCGTCGGCCGGAACACGGCTGTCGACTTCGACGCCGGACGCCCTCTCGCGGCGATGATCGCAGCCGCCCTCGACGTACCGCTCCCCGCTCTCACCGAGGACCCCACTCTCGGCACGAGGGCGACGGCCGCCGCGCTCGACACGTCCACGGTTCTCGTGATGCAGGCGCGGCAGAAGGCGATGGACGAGGCCTTCACGATCATCTTCCGGCTGCTCGGTCTGAAGGTCCGTCTGCGGTGGCCCGAGATCTCCGAAGAGCCCATCCACCGCCGCCTTCAGGCCATCAACATGGCTGTGCGACTGGGAATTCTTTCGTCCGCAGAATCTCGCGCAATGGTGCTCGACGCCTGGCACGACAAGTGGGACGACTTCCCCAAGGACCCCCCGAAGCCGGAGGATCTTCCCTACATCCTCCAGCCCAACACCGCAGCCCAGACGCCTGCTTCGCCGACTTCCGGCAGGTCGCAGGGGGGTGCCCCGCCGGAGGCCGATCCGATGTCGATGGGAGACCACGAACTTCGCGACGAAGAAGGCGGCGAAGACGCCGATACGACGGATTGATCCTTTCCAGGCCCAGACGCGTTACCCTGTGTCCTGTCACACGCGCTAGCCGTTAGGAATGCAAACGTGGTTGTCGCCACTCTGGCGGAATCGGCCACCCTGGAACTCACGCCCATAGGGGTGGAGTCGAAGGGCATTTGGCGCGCCCGCCTCATCGAAGCAGACGTGCAGGGAAGCTCGGGCTTCTACCCGGCCGACGTCCTTCACCGGGACGGTCCGGTTGCTTTCCCTGCGGGTACGCACGTGTACCTGGATCACCCGACTGAGACCGAAGAGGTCGAACGTCCCGAGCGCAGTGTCCGCGATCTCGCGGGCGTGCTCATGGACGCGGCATCCTTCGAGGAAGCGGCCGACGGCCGTGGCCTCTTCGCCAGGATCCAGTTCTTTGAGCACGTCAAGGACAACATCCGCTCCGTCGCCAAGCACGTCGGACTGTCCATTCGGGCTGCGGGTGAAATCGAAGACACGGCGACCGGCCGCGTTGTGCGTAGCATCCGCGAGGGACTGTCTGTGGATGTAGTCACTCGCCCTGGGGCCGGAGGAAGGCTGATTTACATGACCGAAAGCAACGCGTCGCCCTCGGTGCAGGGCGCCGCTACGGCCGCGCCCGTCGCCCCGTCCGGGGTCACGGACCGGGACCTCACCACCGAGGTCGTGGCCCTGCGCGAGTCCTACGAAGGCAAGATGGACCGCTTCACGCTGGCCATCACCAACCTCACCCAGCTCCTGCGCGACAAGCAGAAGGAGCAGGACCGTCAGCTTCAGGAGGCGCAGAGCGCGGGCAAGGTGGCTGCGAAGCTCCTGGCCGCCGACCTGCCGAACTCCTCGCGCGTCCGCCTCGCCGAGAACTACCAGGCCGGTCAGGACCTGGACTCGTCGATCGAGCGCGAGAAGGAGTACCTGAACTCCGTCCTGTCCGAGTCGTCCAACGGCGAGATCAAGAAGGACGACCTTCGCGGTGGCACGTCGCTCGGCCTGTCCGAGTCGGCGCTGACCCAGCGCAAGCGCACGTCCGACGACTTCTCGGCGATCGAAGACGTCCTCCTCGGGAAGTTCTGAGCCATGGCGACCAACGAGATCTTCAAGTACGGGCAGTGGATCAGCCTGCCCCTCCCGCTGCGGGGCGACGACCCCGCCGTCAACGACGACCCCACCCGCAACGGTGACCCGGTCCTCATCGGCGACCTGGTCGGCGTGGCCCAGGAGGTCGGCGGCGTCCCCGTCGAGTACTCCATCGGCTCGCTGACCGTGACGCAGACCCGCAACACGGCGAACTCGCTGGAGCCCGGCTGGGCCTCCATCGCGCTGTGCGGAGCCTGGGCCATCCCGGTCCAGGACTTCGACCCCGCCGTCCACGGCGCGGGCACCACGGTCAGCATCACCGCCGCCTCCGGCTCGACGCCGGGCCAGCTCACGGTGGCGACCGGAGACCACTTCTTCGGCACCATCATCGGCTGGACCAAGATGATGCAGCTCGACGGCCTGGGCAACCCGCTCCGTCCGATCCCGATCGTGAACATCGTCCAGACGCTCACCGGCGTCGTCAACGCTGTTCCCGACATCGCCACCGGCTCCTGAAAGGAGGTAGAGAACCATGGGTAACGAACTCGAACTCCTCGCAGTGCTCGACGGTATTCAGAACACGAACAACCGCGAGTTCACGAAGATCGCCGAGGCTCACCGCACGCGGCGCGAGCAGATCAAGCGCGGGGCCATGTCGCAGATCTCTGCGATGAAGAAGCCGATGGAGCTGATCCGCACCATCCGCGAGGCGGGCACCGGCCAGCACATGGCCATGGGTCGCCTCCGCGAGGCCGTCAGCTCCGGCGACTTCCCGCTGCTGTTCCAGGCGGTGTCGCAGGCGTCGATGCTCGGCCAGTACGCCGACCTGCCGCAGCAGTGGCCCACCTTCTCGCAGCGCACCACGGTTCCGGACTTCCGTCCGGCGCGCCTGGTCCGCTGGGACTCGCAGATGGACCAGCTCCCCGACCACAACGGTGGTGCCGAGCGTCACGTGCGCGCGCTGCCCCGCATCCCGGAGCTGACGGAGTACCCGACCTTCAACCTCACCACCGAGGGTTCGGACTACTTCGTCAACAAGTACGGCGCGAGGTTCCCCTTCTCGTGGGAGGCCTTCCTCAACGACGAGCTGCGTGTTCTCCAGCAGCTCCCGTCGGAGATGGCGCGCTGGGCCCGCGACACCGAGGACGTCCTGACGACCGGCGTGCTGGCCACCAGCACCGGCCCGAACCCGGACTTCTTCAACACGACGGAGAACTTCGGCTCGCAGGTGCCCGAGGGCAACTACGTGACGAACAACCCGCCGCTGTCGCTGGAGGCGCTGGAGCAGGCCATCACCCAGATCGGCATGCGCAACGTCAACGGGCGCATGGTCCGTGTGCAGAACTTCGTTCTGCTCGTCCCGCCGTCGCTGGCCCTGACCGCACGCGAGATCGCCCAGGCGACCACGTACATGCGCGTCACCCGCGACGTGGACGGCAACGAGATCCGCATCAACGTGGCGTCGCCGATCGCCGGTCGCTTCACCGTCGTCGAGTCCCCGTGGCTCCCGCTCATCGACCTCTCGGCCGACGCGGCGACCACCTGGTACCTCGTCCCGGCCGGTGGCAACACCGAGCGCGGACCGGCCATCGTCACCGCGTTCCTCCGGGGCCACGAGTCCCCCGAGGTCCGCGTCATGGGCGACACCGGCCGCACCCTCGGTGGCGGCGACGTGTCGGCGTTCGAGGGCTCGTTCAGCCACGACGACATCCAGTACCGTGTCCGCTCGATCGTCGGTGCCGCCGGTATCGACAACAGCGCGGTCGCGGTCTCCCTGGGTGACGGTACGCCGACCGGTGGTGGCTCCTTCGCGGCGCCGATCACCGTGCGCTCCACCCCGAAGGCCGTCGAGGCCAAGCCTGCCGACAAGCAGCCGCCCGCCTCGAAGTAGTCGAGACTGATCCCCGCCGCCTCCGACCATCCCCTGGGGCGGCCGGGGGTCAGGTGGGGGCCAGAAAAGCGCCATTCCCCCTGGCAACCGCCCCAGAACCCCCCGCAGTCGACATCGCGGGGGGCTTCTGGTTGATATGGGGAAATGCGTGTATGGTCGACCTTGAAAGCGCGCCTGACCGGCCTCTTCACCCAGGTCGACATGTCGTCTTTCTCCTTTCCGGGAGAGGCCCTCGTTCATTCGAGGGCCTCTTCTAGTTTCCGGGCATGAAGAAGCCCCGCCGAGGCGCATACGACGGGGCTCTTCAACGGAAGCTCGGACTTCTCCGGACTTCGACGTGGACGTGTACAGCGTATCTCACCGTCACCCCGGGTAGCCGCCACCGTGCGCGTGTCCGACTTGGCCTGATCTTGTGTGCATCGCGCGGATACCATGGCTGAAGGATGACGGGAGATGCCCATGGTTCTGCCCACAACCCGGACTGTCACCGGGAAGTACGTCAACCCGGTGACCGGGAAGGCCCAGACGGGCAAGGTCGTCTTCACGCCCGTTCCCAGCCGGTGGACCGACAGCGCGGGAAACCAGATTCTCACCGGAGGCGGCTCCCGGCTCCTCGCGGCCGGTGAGTTCTCACTCGACCTGGTCACCACGGACGCTCCCGACGTGGCCCCGTCCGGACGCTCCTGGCAGCTTCAGGAATTCCTCAACGGCGTGTGGACCACCTGGATCTTCTCCCTGCCCGCTGGAGACGGTCCGGTCGACATCACGGACCTCCTGACCAACCCGGTCTCCCCGATCCCCGGGCAGCCCTCCCAGGGGCCGCCTGGGCCCCCTGGACCGCAGGGCCCCGCCGGACCTCAGGGAGAAGACGGGGACCCGGGACCTGCTGGCGCGACCGGACCAGAAGGTCCGCCTGGACCGGCCGGTGAGAGCAGCGGCATCTCGGGCCTGAACACAGGCATCACCGGCGGCGGCGACATCACCGTCAACGTCTCGAATCCCCTGGCCGTGGACATCTCGCCGCTGCGAGGGTTCATCGTCGACTACCTCACCGATCCGATGAACCCCGTCATCTCCACGGTGGAGACGGACTCGGTGATCACGGTCGAGCTGACCGCCGAGTCGCAGGCCAGGACCATCACCTGGTGGCTGATGGACGCGGACATGAACGTCATCCAGCAGCCGCTGCGGCCCACGGGATCCGACCGCCGGACGTACCTCGTTCTCGGTGTCACCGCACAGGCCTTCGGCAGCCTCATCGTCGACCAGTCGATCCCCGTGATCGTCCAGCAGCCGGTGAACCAGCTCTACGACCTGATGGACGCCATCGGAGCCTTCAGCATCTCCGGTAACCAGGTCAGCCCGAACGGCGCGAACCTGTCGCTCGACCTCGCCCCGGGCAAGGTGTTCTCGCGGTGCTGGAACCACTACGTGGGACCCACCCCGACGAACGATCCGCACGTGGTGTCCACGGTGGGCGGATCCCCCGGCATCTGGATCCGTGTGCTGCGGGCCACCGACCTTCTCGGTTCTCCCCCGAGCGCGTTCCTGGACCCGGAGAACTACGACAACAACGGCACCCTCTCGCCGGTCGACGGCGCCTCGGAGCGCTCCACGGTCCAGCGGCTGTGGGTGTTCCCGAACAACGACGGCGTCTCGGACATCTACGTCGCCCAGTACGGCCAGGCCGTGTACGACACGCTGTCCGAGGCGGTCGCGGCGGCCGGTGACCCGAACTTCGTCACCAACCAGGCACTGCCCGGACAGGGTGTCCTGGTGGGCTACCTCGCGGTCCGCTACACGGCCACCGACCTTTCGGACCCGACCCAGGCGCGCATCATCCCGGCGGCCAAGTTCGGCATCGGCCCGGCCATCGTCGATGCGTTCCCGGCGGAGGACGGCGCCAGCCTCGAAGCGCGCATGACGGCCGCCGAGAACTCGCTGCTCACCAAGGCGAGCAGGACCGCCAACCTGTCCGACCTGACGGACGCTGCGGTCGCACGCAGCAACCTGGGGCTCGGGAACTCCGCGACGCGCGACGTGGGAACGGCCGCCAGCACCGTTGCCGCCGGTGACGACACCCGGATCAACGGAGCGGCCCAGAAGGCGTCCAACCTCTCCGACCTGGGCAGCGCCTCCAGCGCCCGCACGAACCTGGGCCTCACCTCTGTGGCCACCGCGTCCTTCGGCACCACGGCCGGTACGGTCGCGGCCGGAGACGATGCCCGGATCACCGGCGCCTTCCCGGCGACGGGCGGCACGGTCAGCGGCAACCTGTCGGTCACCGGATACTCCCTGGGGCAGGACACCCCGGCCGCTCACGGAATCTCCGCGTGGTGCTACGACCCGGCGCTGGCGGTGAACTCCACGCAGGTCAACGGAGGGGTGGCGTATCTGACCCGGGTCAATATCGCCGCCGCCGTCAACGCGACCAAGATCTACTGGTGGATCGCGAACGTCGGCGCGGGACCGGTGGCCACCCAGAACCAGGTGGCGCTGTACGACTCGACCGGAACGCGGCTGGCCGTCACCAACGTGGACGCGGTCATCAGCTCGGCCGGACTGAAGTCCACCACCATCGCCTCGACGGCGCTGACGGCCGGTTCCTTCTACTGGGTCGCGCTGCTCTTCAACGCCTCCGCTACCCCGACGCTGACTCGCGCTTCGGGCTGGACCGGTGTGGACGCGGCAGCGAACATCGGCTACACGGCGGCAACATTCCGGTTCGCCACGAACGGATCTTCGCTGACCACGCTTCCCGCCACGATCACTCCGGCGTCCAATGTGGGAACCGACTTCGCCGGACCCTGGGCGGCCGTGGGTCCCTGATCCGGGACAGAAAGAAGCCCGGCCGCCAGATGGACGCGGCCGGGCTCTCCTCACCGTGAGCGTGCAGCCTATCGCACGGACTTCACGAACTTCACCCAGGCATCCGGGTGGAACCCGAGAACGGCGCCGACGCCGTCGTTCTTGGTGTCGCGGACCACCGCATGTGCTCCGTCCACGGAAACGCCCTGCTCGATGCAGGCACCGCCGGTGGAGTCGCTGTAGCTGGACTTGTGCCAGCCGGTGGCACCCTGGTCGTTGGTCATGCGATGTTCTCCTTCTGCGCTGCACGGAGGTTCGCCAGGAGCTTTTCCAGGCGATGTCTGGTGTCGATCCGGGACAGGGCGTGGGACTGCACCTCGGAAAACCGGGACAGCTCCAGCTTCACCTGGTCCGGGTGATCACTGAAAGACCGGTACGTGTGTACCACAGAACCGTCCGGCGTGCCGTCGAAGCCCATCACGCTGAGGAACCCCGCGATGAGCATGTTTCCGGGACTGCCGATCGGCAGGAGCTGGATGGTGACGTTGGGGCGCTCGCCGAGGTTCAGCAGGTGCTCGATCTGGCCGATCATGACGGACGGGTCCTCGAATTCGAGGGAGAGCACCGGCTCGGCGACGATGGCCCAGACCTTCGGCGGGTCGTCGCGGTCCAGGATGGAACGCCGCTCGCGCCGCAGGGAGAGCACGTCCTCGGGGTTGAGCTTCTCCTGCGCCAGCAGCCCCCGGGAGTTGACCAGCGACGCCTGCGCGAACTCCTCGGTCTCCAGCAGGGCGTGGAAGCTGTTCAGGTTGACTGTGCGCAGCTCGGTCGACAGGTCTTCGATGTCGGCCAGGTCGACGTGCTCGTCACTGGCGGTTTCGCCGTAGGCGAACCACCACCCGCGTACCCGGCAGGCGCGGGCCAGCGCGATGATCCGCTCACGGACCACAGGGTCCTCGATGCCGTAGATGTCGAGGTAGGTCTTGGCGTCCGCGATGGAGGTGGCGGTGTGCCCCGTCTCCTGGCGGTACACCACGCTCTTGCCCACTCCGAGGTGCTGCGCGGCAACGTCGATGCTCATGCCGTGGTCCTCGCGGAGTCGGCGGAGCTTCGAGCCGATGAGGCGCTTCCTCATGGTGGCGATTCCCCTGTAAGCCATGTCGTCTCCTGTGCCCTCTGTGACTGACGTCTTCTCCTTTGGCGAGCCCGCGCCGCCCGAAGGTGGAACGCTTGTTCGCGATAGCGAGATTATGTCACAGAGAGACTTGTCATTACCGCATCTGCGCGAGAGTCTGTTCATTACGTCAGTGTCCGGGCGAGTTTGTGGTGATCATGCCGATCCGGTGGAACACTTCGCGACACCTTGGCACAACGGGGAAAGTTCAGTCATACCAACCCAGGCGGCGCACTGGTGCCGCACACCCTCGAACGCGAGCGACGGAGCCGCGCGATGACGATGACAGCAGCATGCGTAGGGCCGCAGCAGTACGAGAAGACCTACCCTTCCGACCGGACCTCGGTGAAAGAGATCCGGCACGACATGACCCTGGCTCTCCGGACCTGGGGGCTCGATGATCTGATCGACGACATCACGATGGTGGTGTCCGAGCTGATGACCAACGCGATCCTCCACACCGAGACCCCGAAGATCGGCGCAACCATTACCAGGGTCGGGGACCAGACGGTCCGGCTTGAAGTGCGGGACCGCTCGCCGAAGGAGCCCCACGCGCCGCGCACAGGGAATACCGACGAATCGGGGCGTGGCATCGCCCTGGTCGACGCCCTGGCGAGCGCGTGGGGGTGGGAGCGTGTCTTCGGTGGCAAGAAGGTCTGGGCGGAAGTGAGCGCCTAGGAGCCAGGTTCCTCTCGCATTTCGGCGAGGAGGTCGAACATGTCGTGCACACGGTTGTCACGGTCCCCGATGACGCGGGCCCTCCACTCCCTGTACACGGCAATGGCCTCCTCGCCGCTCATGTTCTCCGCCGGTGCGGTCGCCTCCCGCTGTCGAGGGACGCCCGTGGTGCATGGTGCAGGCATGTGGTGCGCCTCCTTCTGTCTCCGCGCGAAGGCTAAATCATTGGCCATGCCTTAGGCCAGGGTACGTTGCGTGGTGATGGACACACCATAGGTAGCCACACGGAAAACCCGGGGGATACCCAGGGGTTTTCTGGGGCTTTCGGCGCCCGAAAGGTAGGATGGGAAACAGAAAACCCGGCCCATGATGACCGCTGAGTCAGGCCGGGTTCCCCGCAGAATCGCTATCAGCCAGCGATGCCGCCATCGTATCCCACAGGGTGTTGCGCGGCCAGCATCGCAGGTCAGAGGACAGGAGACCTGGTGGCCCGCACTCGCCACGGACGGCAGCGCAGCTTTGCCTCCATCCCCAATGCCACTATCGACGATGCGCAGCATCTCGACTTCATGGCGCTCGCTCTCCTCACGGTGCTTTTGCGCCAGAAGGATGGCTGGGACATGACGCTGGAACGCGTCGGTAAGAAGTACGGATACGGCCGGGAGGCTCTGGCAAATGCCATGGGCCTGCTCCAGGTGGCACGGTATGTCGTGAAGGTCCGTGTGCAGATCGGCGGCGGAGGCCACTGGTTCACCGAGATCATCACCTACGACACACCCGCTTCCGACGAGGAGGTGTCGGAGCTTCTGCTGCGAATCGCCTCCGAGCCGCTCGTCATGGATGTGCGCTTCATCGAACCCACACAGACCGCCCGCAACCGTTCGAAGGCGCGGGCGACGAAGCTGGCGAAGACCAAGCCGGACCCCGAGAAGGTCGTGGTGGACCTCGGTGCCCGGACCAGCGAATGCTCGGATGAGCCGAGTGCCGGAAAACCCGCACTCGGTGACGACCCAGACGCCCCAAGGGTCGAGGAGGAGAAACCGCAGGTCAGCACCGAGTGCCGGGATACCCGACAGTCGGCTGAGGCCGCACTCTCTAAGAAGACTGTCCCTCTCGAAGACATCTCTCTCTCATCCTGTGAGCCCTCGGGCGGAGCCTCGGGCGAGGACGAAGAGATTTCACTGCTCGACGACCTGGGCTTCGCCAGTGAGACGCCCGAGAACCAGGCTGAGTGCCCGCCTGCGCGCCTCACAGTGGTTCCGGCACCCCAGGAGTCGGACGGGACGGAGAACGGCCCTGAGAGGCCCTCTCAGTACCCGGCGGTGTGCCGGTCGTGCTGGCAGCCGTTCGCCCGGACCCAGGGCGCCCTGGTGCGACTGTGCGAGAAGTGCCGCTGAGAAGGCCGTTTCCGTGATCCTTCGGGGGATACTCGGTCCATGGCCGACACCGTCTCCGTCTATCCCCCGGACTTCGACACCGACATCGGATCCGTCCGGGCCCTCATTCCCGATGTCGAGCGCGTCGACTTCACCGGCGAAGGCGTCGCGACCTACATGTTCTCGGACGCGCACCTGCGTTCCTTCCTGCGGCTGTACGCCTCACGGCCGTCCGCCGCCGGTCGGATCAAGCGGGCCGCCGCCGACGCGATCAGCGCCGTGGCCAACAGCGAAGCCCTGATCTCGAAGGTCATCAAGACCGAAGACCTTCAGACCGACGGCGCCAAGGTGGCCAACGCCCTGCTGGCCGGAGCCCGGCAGCTCCGCGACGACGCCGAGCGGGACGACGAGCAGTCCGAGGACGAGTACGCCTTCCAGATTGTCGACTTCCAGCCGTACCCGCTGGACTGCCTGCCGTACACGCTGCGCGGCTTCCCCCAGCGCTGCTGCGTGGCGTCGTACGCCGGGAACTGCGGCTGCTCCGGCTCGAAGGACCGTGGCGCCGGGTTCGGCAGCGGACACGTGTGAGGAGAAGACCATGGCACCCCTGCTGAACCGGAGGGCCCTCGACCCACGGTGGGCGTGGCACCAGCGCTCCGTGCCCATCGGCCACATGTTCATCGTGTGCGAGATCTTCCGGCGCGTGGGTGACGTGGCGAACTACAGCTACGACCCGGCCACCGGCGGCCTCGACGCGCCGCCCATGGTGCTGCTCTACCGGGGCCAGGCGCGCGCCGCGACCAACAAGGACTGGCGTGCCCGCGTGAAGACCATCCGAGGCGACTCGGGTATCGCACACGCCGTCCGCTTCCAGATCCCGGAGAGGGAGGCGCCCCCGATCCACGCACACGATGTGCTGCGGGTCATCGACTCTCCGGCCGACCAGGAACTGACCCACTTCGTCTTCCATGTGCGCAACATGATGATGTCGTCGGCACCGTGGCTCAGGAATCTTCTGTGCGATGTTGATGTTGCTCACCCCAACACCCTTCCGGCTCCGTATTCGATGCAGCCGGTCGAAGAATTCAACACACCGCCGCCGATTACCACCGGCTGCAACTGCGGATAAGGAGGAAGCTGCCTTGGCAGGCATCGAGTTCAAGTACAACTACCGCTTCGGCGGCGGCCACCGGTACTACCCGGGAGGCACTCCGCACGGCAAGCAGGACACCGGGCTCGACGACTTCGTCATCGACCACCTGAACAAGTCCCGCAGGCAGCTCATCCTCGACATGTCCAACGCCCGGCGCCGGGGTGAAGGCATTGTGCGGGCGAAGGCCCGTGTCGACACGGGAGCGATGAAGCGCCAGGTCATGGGCACGGGCGACTTCGGAACGGACATCCTGAAGATCAGCTTCGGGTGGGAGTCCCTGGCCCCGTACTACGCGCCGTTCCAGGAATTCGGAACCCGGCACGGCATCACGCCGATGTACGCCGTGTTCGACGCCTACAACCAGGTGCTGTCGGAACTGCGGTCCCGGCTCGGCGGTCGCTGATGACCAAGTCCATCATCAACTGGCAGACGGCGATCTTCGATCACATCGAGCAGGCGGTGCCGAACAACCGCGTCTTCCTGGAGGGCGTTCCCGAATCCACCGAGATTCCGCTCGATCCGACCGGCCTGGTGAAGCCGTTCGTCATTCTGTGGTTCGGTCAGCTCACCGACATTCTGACCGGCACGCAGAGTGGTGACCTGTGCGGCTTCGGCGGTGGCATGTCGGCCCGTACGGCCACCTTCGCCCTGGAGGTCGTCGCACCCAACGGGCTGTCGCTGCTCCAGTTCGAGGACCGGATCCGTTCGGCGCTCACCGGCTTCCAGCCAGCCGGTCAGGGAGAGCTGGCCGAGGGTGGCGTGACGGCCGTGCGTGACCCGCTGCCGACCGGCCTCGGTGTGGGCCTCAGGTTCTACAAGGCCATCTTCTTCTCCGGCGTCGTCGGCAACACCACCTGATGCACTTGCAAACAGGCCCCCGCTACGGCGGGGGCTTCTTCGTGCTACAGGAGAAAATCAGGCCAGACGATCTAGACTCCTCAGGGAAGGGCCACCACGCGGAGAGCGTCGTGAGGGGCCAAGATGTAACGACATAGGCCGAGAGGTTGAGAAGATGGCCAATGAAGTGAAGATGCTCCCGCCGAATGTCACCGTGTGGTGGGTGCCCATTCCGGACGGCATCGCGAACGTGAACTGCCCGACGGCGGCGGAGATCAACGCGGGAGTCAACATCTCCTGCGCCCTGACCACCGACCTGACCCTCGGCTGGACCGAGCGAGACACCGACGACACCGGTGGTCTGTGCGACGACGCCAACGTGGCCAACCCGACCAAGAAGAACTACGAGGGCACCCTCAACTTCTTCCTGGACCGCGACCTCGGCGACGCGAAGCCCGAGTCGGTCTACAACGAGGCGCTGGAGCTGTTCAAGACGCCGCTCCAGCCGGGCTACCTGGTGCAGCGCATCGGCAAGCACCCGCGCAACGTTCCGGACGCGGCCGACGGCGACTACATCACCGTCTTCAAGTTCCTCTCGGGTGACCCCAACATCGTCAACGACGCCACGGCGCCGGTGCAGATGGAGGTCGTCTTCTACGCCCAGGGTGAGTCCTCGGACGGCATCGTCCAGGTCGGCATCTGCGGCTCGTGACGACGCCCGAGGAAGAGCAGGGGCTCGACGTTCTCGGGGAGATCCCGGAGAACTGGACCCCTGACACCGCCGGGGATGGCGGCGAGGAAACCACAGGAAGCTGACGCTTCCGCACGTAACGAACACCAAGGGGAATGGCATGAGCGACGAGAAGAAGTCCGGGTTCGACAAGGCGCCGGGCCCGGACACCTTCAGCTTCGACGCGTACATCAAGGGGAAGTCGACCTTCCCCGAGTTCTCGCACACGGTCTACCTGGACCAGGCTGCGGGCGTCGAGCTGGGCGAGCTGATCGAGCAGTACGAGGACGCCGTGAAGACCATCGGCGGGCTGAAGCTGAAGCAGGAGCGGGCCATGGAGTCCGGCTCCCTGTCGATGGCCGACGACACCCTCTCGGACCTGGCCGAGCTGATCGACGCCGAGGAGCGCCGCATCGAGTCGATCGACCTCCAGATGACGGAGCTGACCGACAAGATCAAGGCCACCTCCATCACGCTGAACTTCCAGGCGGGCACCCCGCAGAAGTACGGCAAGGTCATCCGGCAGGCCGAGAAGGAGTACCTCAAGCTCCACGGCAAGGTCCGTGACGACGACATGGAGCACGCCACGGCGCGCACCCGTCATGTCCTCGTGGCCCAGCTCGCGGCCTACTGCACGAGCTGGGAGACGCCGGACGGCCAGAAGTACGAGGCCCCGACCAAGGAGAGCATGGGCTCCATGGTCGACTCGCTCATCACCTCGGAGATGCTGCGCCTCATGTCGGCTCTGCACAAGGGACTCGACGCCAGCGCCGAGTGGGCCAGCAGGATCGACGCCGGATTTCCTGGCGGAGGCTCTGACGTGGGAAGCGAACCGGTGGGCGATTCCGGTGCTGAAGACAGCGAGATCCTGGGGGATTCCGCCGCTTGAGCTGTTGTCGGGAAAGAGGGTCAAGTGGTCCGACGAGCGGAATCGAATGCTCGCCGTGGCCCTGACTCTCCTGGAGGACGAGACGTGTGGAAGCTGCGGGACTCCGGCATGGATCGGCCACTCCACCGACAACACCATCGCGTTCAGCATCAAGTCGTCCGTGTGCTACGGATGCGCGGAGCTGGAGCGCGAGAGGGACAGCAGTGTGTCTCCCGACGGGAGGCAGAAGAGGAAGCCCCGTCCGGGTGAGACGAGGTACGTGACGGCGCACAACATCTGGGAGGGCCAGCCCCTTCCGTCGAGGTACAAGAGTTACACCGGCAAGGAGGACTAGGTGGCCAGCAGCCAGTTCGACGCTGTAGCCAGGATCAGCCTGGATCTGCGGGCGTTCACGGCTGGGGCCAGCCAGGTCACCCGTGCCGGTGGCCAGATGGAACAGATCTTCAAGCAGCTCAACTCGGTGCTGGGCAAAGTCGGCGACGTCAACAAGAAGCAGGCAGCCGACATTGCCCGCACCGCTCGGGCGTACAACCAGGTCACCTCCGTGGTCCGGGGCTACGTCGCCATGATCCAGGCGCTGAGCAAGGCCGAGGGGAACTCGGTCAACGCAACGAAGCAGATGGAGAAGGCCTTCAAGGGTCTTCAGTCCGTCATGAGCACTGTGCGCGGGCTCGGCGAGAAGGAGTTCCAGCGTGTGCAGCGCACGCTGACTCTGTATACCCAGATGGCCACGGTGCTTCAGCGCCTGGCTGCCGCCCAGAACCAGATGGCTGCCACCACGCAGCGCAGTACGGCCACGATGGCGGCCGAGGCGAAGGAGCGGGACCGGGCCAAGAAGGCGGCCACCGACCAGGCCATCGCCGAGCAGCGCCTGGCACAGGCGACCGTGAAGACGGCGCAGGTACGGCTTCAGGCGACGCAGGCGGCAACGCTGGCACAGGAGCGTCAGGCCCAGGCGGCCAACAGGACAGTCGTCTCACAGAACGCGGCGGCGGCTTCGGCCGTCCGTCTCTCCACGGCGAATCAGCGTCTGGCTCAGGCCACGGCGGCTGCGGCCCAGGCTCAGACGCGGGCTACCGCCGCTGCGGTGGCTGCGAATGCCGCACAGGCCCGGGGTGCTTCTCAGGCCGCAGCGGCCCAGGCGAGGGCCACTCAGGCCGCTGCCGCTGCGGCTGCGGCCCAGCTCCGTCTTGCCGAGGCCCAGCGCCGTGCGGCGGCTGCCCAGCGTCAGGTGAACGAGCAGCTCCGTGGAGGGTCCGGATCGGGCAATCTGCTGCGCCAGGATCTCTCCGAGCTGGAGACGGCCTACCGACGGATGGCGCAGACGGCGGTCAGTGCGGTCACCGAGGTCATCAGCGCCGGAATCAGCCACGAGTCGGCATTCGCTCAGCTCGCCCGTGTCACCAAGGTCACGGGCGCCGAGGCCGACAACCTGAAGAAGGCGTTCGAGGGACTGGCCACCACGGAGCCGATCAGCTTCGAAGACGTGGCGCGCGTCGGTCAGCTCGCGGCCCAGACCGGTGTCGCCACTGAGCAGCTTGAGCAGTTCTCGCGTACCGTCATCCGCTTCTCGGTGACCACGGGTATCGCATCCGACCAGGTCACGGTGCTCTTCGGCCGTATCCAGAACATGCAGAACCTGCCGACGCAGCAGGTCAGCAACTTCGCCTCGATGGTTCTCGCGGTCGGTACCGCGTCGGCCGCCACCGAAGACGAGATCCTCAAGGTCACGCAGGCCATCTCGACCTCGTCGACCATGTTCGGTCTGACAACCACGGACATCGGCGGTCTCGCCGGTGCGCTCGCTTCGCTGCGTGTGCCGCCCGAGTGGTCGCGTGGTACGACGACGCGTATCTTCCGCGAGCTGGACGACGCGGTGAAGGCGGCAGGTGCCGAGCTGGGCATCCTGTCGAACGTCATGAATATGACGGGCGAAGAGGTCCAGGCCCTTCGCGCCTCGGACCCGGGCGAGTTCTTCCGGCAGTTCATCAAGGGCATGCAGCAGTACACCGACACGTCGAAGTCGGCGGAGGAGGCCACCGCGTCGGTGGCCAATGTGCTGAAGTCCCTGGGTGTCGGCGCTGTGCGTGACATCGAGTTCATCTCGCGTCTGGCGTCGAACTTCGACACGCTGTCCGACCTGACCGATAAGTCGACCATCGCGTTCTCGCGGAACTCGGAGCTGACCGAGCAGGCGAACATCCTGTACGACACCGCACGCGTCAAGATCGACAACCTGGTCGACGCGTTCGAGGCCTTCCTCGCGGGCGTCGGCAAGGACATCGTCGTCACGCTCGGGCAGATCGCCTCGTTCGCCACCGACATGATCGAGGCCTTCTCCGGCGCCCCCTCGATCGTGAAGGGGATGCTGACGGCCATCGTCGCCGTGACCGCCTTCGCCGCCGCGCTGGCCGCCCTGCGCATGATCGCCTTCCAGAGCCTGCGCAGCCTGGTCGCCATGCGCGAGACCCAGGCCCGGCTCGGTGTGCAGACACTCAGCCTCCGCAACATCTACCAGGCCTACGGCCGGACCGTGAACGATGCCGCCACGGCCAACAGCAACGCCACGCGTGGCTACCTGGCCAACATCCGGGCG